CATCACCAAAAGGAAATCTAAGTCTTGCTAGACGTGATCTGTCAGCAACCGGCAATTCTGACTTTGGATACTTTGGTGGTGGTGAACCTGGTACAAAATCAACAGTAGACCGCATTGATTATTCTAATGACACCGCAACAGCAACAGCAAAAGGACCATTAAGTTCTGCTAGAAGTCGTATGGGAACAACCGGTAATGCTTCCTTTGGATATTTTGGTGGTGGAGGTCCTAGTCCTGCTCCATTTTCAACAATAGACCGTATTGATTATTCTAATGACACTGCGACAGCAACAACAAAAGGACCATTAAGTCTTGCTAGACTCGTTTCAGCAGCAACTTCGGCAGCAGCAAATGCACTTCCACAATAGTATGCTATAATAGTATAATAAACAAAACACTGATAATATGAAACAAAACATTACCGTTGTTGATAACTTTTATGATAATCCAGAAGAGGTTAGGAACTTTGCACTGAATGCAGAGTTTCCTGATCCTGGTGATGAATATACATATCCTGGAAAAAACTCAGAAGACGTATATTATTCTAAACATATTCATAGAAAGTTTGAGGATCTTGCCAAAGAACCACTCATTCCTGCTGATAAGAATGGATACTTTCGCATTTCTTTAGAGAAAGATTCTTATAAACAGGATGTTCATGTAGATCCATCATGGGAATGGGGTGCCGTAATTTATATGACCGATCCAAAAGATTGTGTTGATGAGGGTGGCACATCATTCTGGAGACATAATACTCTAAATTATGAGAATATTCCCAGGACAGACTTTGAGGCACAGCATCATGGATGGCCCACATATAAAGAATGTTGGTGGACCACTGTGTATGGTGATGGACTAGATAGAGATAAATGGACACGATACTTTCTGTGCCCGATGAAGTATAATCGTCTGGTATTATTCAGAACTCATCTGTGGCACTCGCATAATTATAATTTTGGTGATACACTAGAGAATGGTCGTATGATTCAGTTGTTCTTTTTTAATCCGGTGAAGGAGTGGTGAATGAAAACATATCATTTTATGGCAGGTCTTCCACGATCCGGAAGCACCTTATTGAAGAGTTTGATTGACCAGAACCCAAACATTCATACAGAACCTGTAAGTTCCGTGATGGAACTGATGTATCATACAGAGCAATACTTTAAGCAATCAGAACAGTATCAGGGATATCAAAAACCACAGAATGCTCATAAGATTATCAGTAGTTTTATAGAGAATCAATATTGTGAAAGAGAAGAGGAGATAATCATTGACCATTGTCGTGCATGGCCAAATAATATAGAACGACTGAAGACTTACATTACACCCAATCCAAAAATCATATGTCCTGTTCGTAATATCACAGAAGTATTGACTTCATTTATTACCATGATTCATCGTAATTCTGATGAACTTAATTTCATTGATAAGGCACTGATGGATGGTGGATTCAATGTGGATGATGATAATCGTTGTCAGTATCTGATGGGTGATGATGGTATTGTAGAGCAAGCACTATGGGCACAATCACAGGCATTCATTCGGCATGATGATAAGTATTTGTTGATGGTTGAATATGATGATTTGGTCAATACTCCTGAAGAAACAATGAAAAGAATTTATGATTTTTTGGAGGTTGATTACTACCATCACGACTTTAATAATGTGCAGAATAATCATAGAGAGAGTGAGGATCAGTGGAACTTGAAGGATATGCATCATGTTCGTGATAAAGTCAAGAAAATATCAAAGAAACCTGAAGATGTATTGTCTTCTTTCATTCTAAATAGGTATAAGAAACTGGAATACTGGAAGTATCCGGACAGCCCTTACTTGGTAGAAAATGGCAGCAACTAATAGAAGAGGAATATTTTCACTACTTGATGTAAGAGAAAGACAGGGTGCCGGAGTTTGGGCTGTAAGAGGAGATGTCTGGAATACTTCGAGTCCTTTTGCTAAGGCACATCCTTTTGGTTACTTTGGTGGTGGTGATGGTCCAATATCAAGAGTAGATCGTTTAGATTATTCTAGTGACACCGCAACGGCATCACCAAAAGGACCATTGAGTCTTGGTAGAGGTCAAATGGGTGCAACTTCAGCAGCAGCAAATGCACTTCCACAATAGTATGCTATAATAGTATAATAAACAAAATATTGATAATATGATTGATAATCCACTGACTCACATTTTAATTCGACCTAATGTAATTTCTCCTGAAGGTATTCGGGAGATGGTGAATTATATTAAACAATCACCCTGTAAGGACTTATCTGTTTTTGATTCGGAGACGACAAATAGAACGGGTAAAACTTCATGGCAGGTTGATAAGAAGACAAGAGACACACAAATTGTTGAGATGGGGACATTGTTTCCCAAAATAACAGATCTCCTTCATCATGCCGTAAAGGAAATCGTCAATCCCTTTTACGGTATTGAGATTGATAGTAGTGAAGTTCCACAGGTTCTTTCTTACGGAATTGGTGGACACTATAAACCTCACATTGATGGAGAGAGTATCTGGGTCACACCAAAAGGAGAACATATCTGGAAGAAATCTACCGATAGAGATATCACAATGGTATTCTATCTGAATGATGATTTTGAGGGTGGAGATTTTATTTTTCCAGAATATCATATCCGTGTGAGACCGGAACCTGGTATGATGGTCTGTTTTCCGTCCGGTCATTACTATATGCACGGAGTAGAACCAGTGACAAGAGGAAAGAGGTATAGTATAGTGTGTTGGGCTACGGTGAAGGGTCAACCAAGTATGGATGATATCAATAATCAATTATCACAACAGTACGGGGTTCCTGTAATTTAAATTATGGCAAACATTTTAGGATTGAATTTTGAATACTGAGGAGGATGCACGAGAGTTCTAAACTTGATATGATGATTGTTAATGGTATAAATATTTGAAAACTATTCTAGGAAAATGGCAAAATATCTAAAGCATTATTGGAAGAAAAATGGTAATTGGTTGACCACTTCCAATGAAGTAGAACAGCATCACCCCGAATCAGATTATGCCGGTCTTGGTGTTAAGATCTGGATGCACGACTCTGATGGTGTTGATGTTTGTCTTTCTGAAGTTCCTGATAGCACTAGTATCTCCACAATCACCGTAGGTTCTAAGAAAGCTGTCATGGAACTGACTGAAACTCAGCTCAATTCTGTCAAGACACCTCTTGATGAAGCAGCAACTCTTCGTGAAGAAGCAAGAACTGCTGAAAGTAGTGGAGATACAGACACCGCAGCAACCAAGAACACTGCGGCAGCAGCAAAAGAAACTGACGCACAGAATGCACTCAATGCACTTTGATTTTTAGTCAAAAACATTCTATTTAATTAATGTGCCCCTCTTAAAGGGGCATTTTGTTTTTTGTCTTTTATGTGTTATACTGTTCAATTGAAACTAGGTGAGATAATTCTATGAATTTCAAAATCTATTCAAAAGAAAATTGTCCTTATTGTTATAAGGTAAAAACTGTCCTAGAAATGACCGGTACAGATTTCCAAGTTCATAAACTAGGAAAAGACTTTACACAGGAAGAATTCTATGCTAAGTTTGGGAAGGAATCTACTTTTCCTCAAGTAATGTGTGATGATGAAAAATTAGGAGGATGCGTTGATACAATCAAGTTTCTTAGGGAAAGACAAGTCATCAAATCTTAAGATAAATAAATCACAAGACCATAGAAATCGTGGTATTGAATTTTTACTTAATGGAGGAAAAAGAAAGCAAACAGGCCCATTCCATATTATTTTTGAAAAGATATTACGATTTCTGAAACGGGAAGTAATTATCTATTTCGAATTTTCCATCAAGACGAGGAAAATATAGGTAATTACCCAGAGTAAAAAAATGTTAGCAATTAGTTTAGTATTTGGTTCATTTCTGACAGTATTATTTCTCATAATGGGTCTAATGGTTGGTTGGATTGCCAGAGAATATATGATGAACTATAGAGAGGCACCTAGATATCATTCTGAAATGTTTGATGATCAAGGGAATTTAATTCCAGATGAAGTAATCGCATTTAATTTTGAAAACTATGACGACAACAACGAAGAAAAAGACAGCAACGAATAAAACAGTATCATTAGAACTTCCAAAGAATCCATTTGTTTTTGAAGTTTTGGATCTTGTATCAAAACAGAGAAGTAAAGCAAAAAAGATTGAAGTTCTGAAGAAGTATGAACACATTTCTTTGAAAGCAATACTTATTTGGAACTTTGATGAGAGTATAATTTCTATGCTTCCAGAAGGTGAGGTTCCATATTCTGGATTTGAAGAACAGGCATCATCAAATGGAACTTTGAGCACTAAAATCACAGAAGAAGTTCGTAGGATGCATGAAATAGATTCATTTTCAATAGGTTCAAGTGATAAGAATGGACACACTACAATTCGTAGAGAGTTTAAAAACTTCTATAACTTTATTAAGGGTGGTAACGATAGTATGAGTAGTGTTCGTCGTGAAACGATGTTTATCAATATTCTTGAGGGACTTCACCCATTAGAAGCAGATATTGTTTGTCTGTGTAAGGATAAAAATCTTTCTGATAGGTATAAGATTGTAAAGGATCATGTAAGTGAAGCATATCCAGATATTACTTGGGGAAATCGTTCATAATTATGACAAATCAATTGGAAGATGCTCCTACCAAAACAGAAGAGGAACAGTCTATGACTTCATGGACACCATCAGAAAAGGAAAATTCTAAATCCATATATGGGTGTGAGATACTGGTGGAGAATGGAACTTGGGAACAAGTATCCACTAGAGATTGTCCTAATGATGCCATGATAATCACTTATGTGGTTAATGGAGAAACGAGATATGATTTAACTCGTAGTCAAAAGGAAGTTCGTATTTTTAATATGTACTGGGATAAGTTTCGTGAGAACCTAAAGAGTATTGATTTTGGTATGGGAAGAACTAATCCAAAACTATGGAGGATGGAACCATCACCCTCAACCAAAAAGCGGAAATGATTCCAAAATATCGGCAAAAAAATCGCTGCAATTTTTTTGGTTTGTAGGGATTTTCAGAAACTTCTTGACTAAATACAGTATAGGGTCTATAATAGACTCATCGTTCATCCCCTATTAAAGGAGACGCAAGTAAGCCGACTCGGAACGGATCGTTCATCCTATGTTTTTATTTTCTTTGCCGTTATTATTGTTTGCCT